AACAAAAGATTAAAGAAGAATATATTAAGTGCGCTTTAGATCCGGCATACTTTATGAAGGAATACTGCACAATTCAGCATCCAGTAAAGGGAAAAATAAAGTTTGATTTATATTCATTTCAAGAACGAACTCTTGGTGACTTTAAAAACAACGATTATAATGTGATATTAAAGGCTAGACAATTGGGTCTTTCTACCTTATCCGCAGGATATTCTTTATGGTTAATGAATTTTCATGCCGATAAAAACATACTTGTAATTGCTACCAAACAAGATGTAGCAAAAAATCTTGTTACTAAAGTTAGGGTTATGCATAAAGAATTACCAACATGGTTGAAACAAGGATGTATTGAAGATAATAAATTATCATTAAGATATAATAATGGTTCCCAAATAAAGGCAGTTTCTTCAACAGGAGAAGCTAGTAGATCTGAAGCACTGTCACTTTTGATAATTGATGAGGCAGCATTTATTAAAAATATAGATGAAATATGGACCGCATCACAACAGACGCTGGCAACTGGCGGTAAGTGTATTGCACTGTCTACTCCAAATGGTATGGGAAACTGGTTTCATAAAACATGGACAGATGCAGAAGAAGGAATTAATAATTTCAATTTTATTAAGTTACACTGGACAGTTCATCCAAATCGTGGACAAGAGTGGCGAAATGATCAAGATAAATTGTTAGGTCCAGATATGGCAGCTCAAGAGTGTGATTGTGATTTTATAAGTTCTGGACAATCTGTAATTCCAGGTACATTAATAAAGGAAATTCAGGATAAAACAGTTTGTGAACCTATGGAAAAAAGATATAGTGATGATTTTTGGGTATGGAAAAATCCAGAAGCTAGCAAAAAATATTTAATATCAGCTGACGTTGCTCGCGGAGATGGAGTTGATTATTCTGCTTTTCATGTATTGGATTTGGAAACTATGGAACAGGTTGCAGAATACAGATCTAAAGAAGATACAACAAGATATTCTACTATTTTAATGTCAGTAGCAACAGAATATAATGATGCACTATTAGTTGTTGAGAATAACAATGTTGGATGGGCAGTATTACAAACATTAATTGATAGAGAATACAAAAATTTATTTTGGATGAAAAAAGATTTAAAGTATGTCGATTCAAAGACACAATATACAAACAAATACCGTGGTGAAAATAGAATGATGGTTCCAGGTTTTACAACTTCTATGAAGAGTAGACCATTAATGATAGAAAACTTATCTAAGTTTCTTAGAGATAGATCAGTTAAAATTAATTCTATTAGACTTGTAGATGAATTATTTGTATTTATATTTAATAATGGTAAGGCAGAAGCTTTAAAAGGATACAATGACGATCTGGTCATGAGCATGGCAATTGGACTATGGATCAGAGAAACGGCATTAAGACTTCATGAAGAAAATTTGAGAGTTACTAGAGACGCCATGGACAAAATGGATTCTAGCTCTGGAATTTATACTGTTGAAGATGAAAACGATTACGGTTGGAAACAACCTGTAGGAGACCACAAAGAATCACTAACTTGGTTAATATAATATGGCAAAAAATGATACATTTTACGATCGAATAAGAAGACTATTTTCATCTAACGTTATAGTAAGAAACGTTGGAGGTAGAAAGTTAAAAATTGTTGATACTGATAATATTCAGGCAGGATCAAAAACCCTAATGGATCGGTATACTAAACTATACACTACTCAATCTGGTTATGGTGGATATATGGGTTATTCTGGAGAATTGGCTAAAGCTCAGAGAGTTGCACTGTTTCGGGATTATGAAGCGATGGATGATGATGCAATTATATCTTCAGCAATGGATGTATATGCAGATGAGTCGACAATGAAATCTGAATACGGAAACGTATTGGAAATAAAATCAAATAATACTCAAATTGCAGAAATATTACACAATTTATTTTACGATATTTTAAACATAGAATTTAATCTATGGCCATGGGTTAGAAATATGGTTAAGTACGGTGATTTCTTCTTGCACATGGAAGTAGCAGAAGGATATGGTGTTATTAATGTAATGCCACTTTCTCCATACGACGTATCAAGAATTGAGGGATGGGATCCTGAAAGTCCTAATGATGTAAAATTTGTATTGGACGCTACAGATCCTAGAAACGTAGCCGGTAATCCGAGTAGAAACGAAATAGAGAATTTTGAAATGGCACACTTTAGGTTACTATCGGACTCCAATTACATTCCATACGGAAAAAGTATGATTGAGGGTGGCAGACGAGTTTGGAAACAATTACAACTTATGGAAGATGCTATGTTGATTCATAGAATTATGAGAGCACCGGAAAAGAGAGTGTTTAAGGTTGATATTGGTAATTTACCTCCAGGTGAAGTTGATAATTATATGAAAAGAATCATCGATAAGATGAAAAAAGCGCCAGTTGTTGATGAGAATACAGGTGAATACAATTTAAAATATAATATGCAAAACCTTACTGAAGATTTTTATTTACCAGTTCGTGGTGGTGATAGTGGCACCGGTATAGAATCTCTTCCAGGATTAACGTACGAAGCAGTAGAAGATATTGAATATTTGAGAAATAAATTATTGGCTTCTCTTAAAATTCCAAAAGCATTCTTAGGGTATGAAGAACAAGTTGGATCTAAGGCTACATTAGCTGCAGAAGATGTTAGATTTGCAAGAACAATTGAAAGAATTCAAAGAATTGTTGTAAGTGAACTTACTAAAATAGCGGTTGCTCATTTGTATTCTCAAGGATATACAGACGCTGCATTAGTAGATTTTGATTTAGAACTTACTAATCCTTCTACCATATACGAACAAGAAAGGTTAGATCTTTGGGAAAAGAAAAATTCAATTGCAAGAGATATGAAAGCTGAAGCTTTAGTATCTAAACAGTGGATATATGATAACGTTTTTAATTTTACTGATGAAGATGTGGAAACTATTGGCAAACAAGTTGTTGATGATAAAAAAGATGCATATAGACTAAATAGTATAGAAAATGAAGGATCAGATCCGGCCCAACCTGCACAGGAAGGACAATTGAAACAGGATTCTCATAAACCTGATCACGAAGATGATGAAGATGAAGATGATGAAAAAACGGATAGAGAAACAGAAGATAGAGAAACATTAGGTGTCCGAGATGCTTTAGGAAAATATGATTATACGCATGCACTAGATGCAGATAGATCTACGAAACACACATATAGGAAAAGTCCGTTGGCTCTTTCGCATTACAATGCATTGAAAAAGCATTATGGTGAAAAAGAAAAACAAATGATTAACGAAGTCGAAGATATTGAATCTGAATTAAACGGTTCAAAAGAAAAGCTTTAATTTTCTTCTAGCATAATATTTATTAACGAATAAACTTAGCTAAGGGGTTAAATTTGAAACATTCGAAGTACAGAAATACGGGGCTCTTATTCGAGCTTATTACCCGACAAATAACGGCGGATATTCTTAATAAAGAAAGCAAGTCTTCTGCGATTAACATTTTAAAAAAGAATTTTAATAAAAAATCACAGCTTTTCAAGGAAAATCAGCTTTTTAATGTTATAATAGAAGCAAAATATGCCGATAAGGATCGAGCACATCATTTAGTTGAAACTACAATTAAAGCTTATAATAAAGTAATTGATCGTAAAAAACTCCAAAGAGAGAAATACGAACTTATTAAACAAATAAAAGAAAATTTTGATATAAACGATTTTTTTAAGTCTCACGTTTCGAATTATAGACTCTTAGCCGCTATTAATAATGTTTTGCATGAGGATTATTCTAACCCCGCAGTTAATTCTAAAAATCATTTTACGATTGTAGAACATATTACTAGAAAGGTTGAGAAAAAAGAAGCACAGTTATTGGATAAAATGAGAAAGGAAAACAAAGATTTGCGTTCCTTAGCTTATAAAATCTTAGTTGAAAAGTTCAATAACAAATATAAGAGCTTGTTACCTGAACAAAAGAATGTTTTAAAGGAATTCATAAACAATATATCAAATACTAATGGATTGAATGAGTTTATGGAATCTAAGTTCAAATTAATATCTCATAGTTTAAAAAAGGTATTTCCAAAAATAGGCAATAAAGTAGTCAAGATAAAGATTAGAGAATGTATTAAATTGATTGAAGAAGTTGACACGTCTAAGGGGAAAATTACTGACAATGTATTAAAATTAATGAGATTCTATCAGCTCTTAGAGGATGTTAAGCATGCAGTCAGATCTTAGAGAATATATTAGAGAACTTATTAAGAAAGAGCTAGAAGAAGCTAGCGTAACTGGTAATATTCCTGGATACCAAACACCTAATGCGTTTGGTGATAAAGATGAAGACGATTTAAAACTTTCTGATGGTATGGAAGTAGTAAAGGAAAATTATTGGCACTATCGTAACGATGAAAATTATACGACTAAACAAAAATTAGCTAAGTCTATGTCGAATATTAGAGACAGTATTTACATGATAGAAAGAGCCGTAAAATATAATATTAAATTGAAAAATGAAATGAAATTTGAATCTGCTGACTATATGAAACGAACAAAGACGGCCTTAAACAGAATATCAGAACGATTACTTAGACTCTCAACAAAAGTTAAGGAACTAGTATAATGAATAAAGCATTATTAGTAGATATAATCCCATTTGAAGTAACTCCAGAACAAATAAATGAATCCATTTCAAGCAATAATGGTAGATTAATTGTAAAGGGAGTTTTACAAAGAGCTGAGTCTCAGAATCAAAATGGTAGAGTTTATCCAAAGGATATTTTAGTTAGAGAAGCAAAAAAATATACCAGTGAATTTATCAAACAGCGTAGAGCTATGGGTGAATTAGATCATCCGGATAGTTCAGTTGTCAATCTTCAAAATGTATCTCACAATATATTAGAAATGCATTGGGGCGGAAATGACTTAGTTGGTACTGTTGAAGTATTGAGTACTCCTGCTGGTAATATATTAAAGGAACTATTTAAAAGCGGTATAAAATTAGGTATTAGCTCAAGAGGTTTGGGATCTATTAAACAAGAATCAAAGGGTGATGAAGTTCAAGGGGATTTTGAATTAATTGCGTTTGACTTCGTATCTAATCCGTCTACACACGGCGCATTTCTCAGTCCAATATCAGAAGGAAAATCAAATAGGAAAATTTCTTCTAGTTCTAGCAAATGGGCAATGGTCGAATACGACATACAAAACATTTTAACAGGAAAATAAGATGGCCAAAAAAGAAAAATCTATGAAACTAAAAGAATTATTAGACGAAACAATAGGTGGATTAGTAACACTTAAACCAATTCATAATTTTGAATCTAAAGTTGGTAAAAAAATGAATAGTACACAGCTATTATCTATTGCTAAAAATTTAGTAGCAAAAGAAGAAGATGAAAGATTAATGACTAGAGAAGACTTAATTGAAAAGGTTCATAATTTTGGAAGCTATGGTCCATCTATTTACAAAAAACATAATTTAGCAGAAGTTGCAAACATGTTTGTTGAAATTTCTAAGTCAGCACAAAAACATGTTGTAGATGAAACAGCTGATTGGTTTGATAAGGTAACTGTTCAACGTAATATGAATGATCTTAAAAAACAGGCCGGCGGATTTCAGAAAATTGCAAATGAAGCTCAATCACTTCAAGATAGAATGGCCGCTTTGTACGAAGATATGGGTGGAATCTTAAATCGGTATTTTGAAATAAGAGAATTGAACGAAGAGGACTAGATGGCAATATACGTTAAGGTTATAAATAATAAGTTTGAATTAGCTCTCAAAAAATTTAAGAAAAAAGTAAAAGATGCTGGTATACTACATGAAGTACAGCAGCGTCAGTTTTATGAAAAACCCTCAGCTATAAAAAGAGAGCGAAAAGCTCGTGGTCTGGTGCGCGCCAGGATTAAATCAAAAAAAGCCGCACTTTAGAATATATTAAGTATATTTATTAAAAATAATAATGCACTCACATTCGTTGAGTGTTTCGAAATTAATCAACCGATTAAAGTTCCCAATAACTTTACAATGTAAAATCTCTTATAAGGAGAATTAATATGGATAAATTAATCCAGGAAGCAATCGCTGACGCAAAAGCAGTACGCGAAACCGCGCTAGCGAATGCTAAATTAGCTCTCGAAGAGGCCTTTACTCCACATCTGAAATCAATGCTTTCTAAAAAGCTTCAAGCTGAAATGGAAGGCGACGATGAGGAAGACGGTGATAGTTCTGTTGAAGAACAGGATGAAGAAGAAGGTGATGAGATAGAAGAGGAAATGGATTCTTCTGAAATAGGTGCCGCTGACAATAAAGAACCTGAAGCCGCTGCTTCTGAAGCAGATGCTCAAGGTCCTGAAGAAGAAGGCGCTCCAGCTGAAGCTGGTATGGAAGATGAAGATGCCGAAAAAGTTGATCAAGCCATGGGCGAAAATCAAGAAATGGGCATGGAAGACGAAGATGCTGAAAAAGCTCCTGATCAACCAATGGGTGAACAAGATGAACCCGCAATGGATGATGAGGATGAAGATCCAGATCTAGAAGAAGTCCTCAGACAACTCGAACAGGAAATGGGCATGGAAGATGAAGAAGGCGAGGAAGAAATTCCGGAACCAGAAATGCCAGCAGAAGATGAAGAAGTTCCAGAAGCTCCGGAAGCTCCAGCAGCAGAATATGCTGATGAAGACGAGGATCTTGACTTGGATGAAATCATCAAAGCACTTTCCGAAGAAGAAGGTATGGAAGACGAAGATGAAGAGCCTGTTGCTGAAGAAGATGAACCTGAAGATCCAGCTGCTGAACTCGAAGAGTACAAGCAAACTGTGATGTATCTGAAAGATAAACTTTCAGAGGTAAATCTTTTGAATGCAAAGCTACTTTATACGAATAAGCTATTCAGAAGTCGTAACGTAACTGAAGCTCAAAAAATGAAAGTAATTGAACAGTTTGATCGCACTACTAACGTACGTGAAGTTAAACTTGTTTATACTACATTCGCTGAGTCAATGAAACGTAAATCGATGAATGAATCTGCTAGACGTAAATCTGCTGCTTCTAAGCCTATTAAATCAACCACTTCTAAACGACCTATCATCGGCGAGCAAACAGACTTTAAAGCTCGTATGAAGAAATTAGCAAACATTATTTAATTGGAGAAACTCAATGTCTTTTAACAAAGAAATCAAAGATGTAATGGGTGGGTACAATCCGCATAATGTGCTTTTAGATTCCTCACGTAAATTGGTCAACAAGTGGGAGCCAACAGGCCTACTCGAAGGACTTAAAGACGAAAAAGAAGCTCCTGGAATGGCTGTTCTCTTGGAAAACCAAGCGAAGCAGTTAATTGATGAAGCTTCTCAAGTGGGAACTTCAGCAAACCAAGAACAATGGAGTGGCGTTGCCCTTCCATTAGTTCGTAGGATCTTTGCTGAACTATCTGCACAGGAATTTGTTTCTGTACAACCTATGAACCTACCATCTGGTCTAATTTTTTACTTAGACTTCAAATATGGTTCAACACAACAGGGTGAAAATAATCATGCCAAAGC